AACAACCGGAGTTTTCACATTGCAGGCAGGTAGCTACACGGCGATGGCCAGCGCGGGGCATTCGTCGAGCAGCAACGGGGCAATCGGTTATAATTTTCAAACGAGCACAGACGGAACAACGTGGAGCAGCGGCGGATGCGCTGGTTTCAATATTTCACCCGCCAACGCATGGGGCGACGTGCAGGGACCAACAGTCGCGAAAATGCCGATAATAGCCGCCACAGTTACGTATCTTAGAGTTGCAATTAACTACAACTCAAACGTTTCGGCGGTCGGTGGCGGTTCTGGCATGGGCGCGTATTCGTACCCATGGGTAGAGATAGAGGAGGCATAGAGCATGGCTATAACAGTCGGCACAGATACATATATAACGGTTGCAGAAGCCGACACCTATATCGCCAGCTGGTACATTTCAACCGATACGCAGCGCGTAGCATGGACGGCGCTTGCCACGGCAGACAAGGAGGTTTTATTGCGCAATGCCACCGAAGCGCTTGAACAGTTAAAGTTCATCGGCGCAAAATACGATTCCGCGCAGACCCTTTCTTTCCCGCGCGGTTATTATCAGGGGCAGGAATACTACCGGCTTTATGATGATTATGTTTCGGACGGGACAGTGCCAGACGAAATTAAAAACGCGCAGGCTGAGGAAGCGATTGAACTGGCAAGTCCGACTGCAAGCACGGACGCGGCAGAAATTCGGAACGGGTATGTAAAATCGTATTCAATCGGAAAGCTGTCAGAAACCTATCGGTTGTCAGACCCAACGGGAAACGGGCTTTTAACTATTATCAAATCTTTAAAAGCACAGCGAATACTTCTAAGATATCTGTCAGGGGGGTTTGAGATAGTATGAGCAAGGCAAGCGCATTAGCGAGATACCTAAATCAAACCGCAGCATGGATACACTACAGCAGCGCCGCGCCAACTTTTGATAGCTACGGCAACCCTACTAACTATACCACAAGCACTATCAGATGCCGTACAGAGCGTTATAACCGGCTTGCGAGAGATAAGGAAGGGCGTGAGGTTGTAAGCGACACAACTGTTTATACGCAGTCTGCCGTCGTTGTAGGAGACATGATAGAAGCGCGGAAAGTGCTTAACGTTTCCGACTGGCCGGACTTCGACGGTTCAATCGTCGGGTATGAGGCGGTGCTTGAATAATGTCAAAAACAACTATTAAAAGTAATTGGTTCGGCGGTTTGGCTATCAGGGATGAAGTGGACGGCGCAAAACTCGGATTAAAAAAGGCGGCGAGCGACCTAAAGCGAAAAAGTTCAGAAACAGCCCCTGTTGACACGGGAGATCTGCGGGGAAATTGCGCAATAGACGGATCTGCGCTTGATTCAGAACTGATTGAACGTGTAGGCTATTCCCTGCCATATGCTCTGAAACAGCATGAAACGCTCGGTTACAAACATCCAAAGGGCGGTAAAGCAAAATATCTTGAAGATCCATTTAACCAGAACAAGGGAAAATACATTGACTACATTGCCAAACAGATAAAGAACGCTTTAAAGAGGTGATGCAAAACGGCAATGCTTGAGGATATTCAAAGCTTTATCAATAGTTCCGGAGTAGCAATAACCGGAACAAACCTGTTTGTTTCGACCATTCCCGAAAGTCTTACCCTCGCGGTAGGGCTTTTTGATTATGCAGGCGAACCACCGGACGCAATTGCGCAAACACGCGCCCCTGGGCTACAGGTACTTATCAGAGCGACAAGTTACAGCGCAGGCCGCGCTATGGCCGATGCAATCTATGAAGTTCTTTCGCCGGTGGGTGACGAAATAGACGACGAAAGCCTTTATTCTACTGGCGTCGAAATTAACGGAACGCAGTACAACCGGATACTGCCGCTTGAAATACCTTGGTATTCCGGAAAAACAGATACCGCACAACACGAATTTGTTTGCAACTATCGTGTATATTTTTATAAGGAGTGAATTAAATGAGCAGACCTTTACCGAAAATAGGCGTGGACCATTTTGGATACTGGATACTCGACAGCGATACGGACACCTCCGACGTTGCCGCAGATTACGGTTCATTTTATCCAATAAAGGGTATAACTGCCGCCAAGTTTAACCCGAACAGCGGCGGTAGTACTTTTTATGCGGACAACGGGCTTTACGAGAGCGCCACATATACAGGAGATATTGATGTGACAATCAGCGTAGCGGAAATACCGCCTGCCGATTTCGCGCGGTTGTTCGGATCGACATATGGCGCAAGTACCGGACTGGTTGAAGAATACAATACTGACGCCGCGCCCTATGTTGCAATTGGCTTTCGCGCTATGAAATCCGATGGACATTATCGGTATATTTCATTCAAGAAGGGCAGATTTACAAAACCAAGTGAGGATGTTCAGACTAAAGGAAATAGCATTTCCTTCCAGACGCAGGATGTTATTTTCAAAGGTGTATGCAGGACTTATGACGGAAAGTATAAAGCTTGGGTTGATTCCGACGATTCCAATTTACCCGCTGGCGTGACCGATACGGTCTTGAATAACGAATCAACTGGATTTTTCTCAACGCCTGACTACACGCCAGTTGCAACAACAACGCCTATCAGCGATCTTGCGGCTGTATCGGGTGATGCAGGCGGAGAAATCGATCTGACATTTACAGCCGCCGCAAGCGCGACAAGCGTTAAGGCGCAGATTGCAGACCCCGCAATCCTCACATGGACAGATGCAACAACCAGCGCAACGCTCACCGCTGCGAGCACGAGCGCAACAATTACGGGGCTGACAGAGGGCAATACTTACAGCGTAAGGCTTGTTGTTGTCGGCGGTACTAAAGCAGGTATTTCAAATACTGATGACGCCGTGGCATACGATGCAGCTTAATGATTAAAACGTTAGCAGGGGGTTTATTCCCCCTGCCTTATTTGTGGAGGGAATATGTCAATAAGACCATCAATATTACACAAAAACAAAGAATATTTTTGCGGCGATCCTACAATGGGATTGTTGACAAAACGGCTTTATCTTGACAAAGCGTTCAAAAAAGATGAAAAATCTTTTACTTTTTCATGGTTATCAGTCGAGGATGATGATGTTGCGGCAAAAGAAGCGGCAAAAGAGTTTTTGGCCTATGCGTTTAAAGATTCCGGGCTGGATGTAGTAAAGGAATGGGATAATATAAGCTTCGGGCAGATTGTGGTTGCCTTTGATGGCATGATCGGATACCTGACCGGCGATATACAGACAGCGCGGGATTTAAAAAAAAATACCTCACCGACCGAATGAAACCAACCTGCTGACATCAATAACGGCGATATATAAACGCCTGTTGACATTCGGAATACTCCCGGATGCCATTGATAAACAGCGCATACGCGATTTTTTCAATGTGTGGACATTTGATTTGGAAGAATTTAACGATAAAAGTAATTATGCATTTATAGATGAAATCATGTAAAGGGGTTGAAAAAATGGCGCGGGAAGTGGGCGAATTATTCGCGACGCTGGGCGTTGATGATGCTAAATTTGTTGCGGGCATGGCCAGCGCGCAATCAGCAATGGCCATCACGACAGCAACCGCCATTAAAGTTGGAGATGCGCTGACAACATACGTTTCGCTGCCGTTGGCCGCCGCCGCTATTGCAGCTGTAAAATTTGCGGCAGACGCGGAGGGGGCAAGCAGTAAGTTTGATGTTGTTTTTGCGGGTATGACCGATGAAATGTACGCCTGGGTAGATGCATTTTCTACAACTTTTCCAATTGCCGAAGCGGATGTCATCAGCATGTCGGCAGCTTTACAGGATTTGCTTGTACCGACCGGCATGGCCAGAGAAAGCGCCGCAACCCTCACACAGGAATGGTTTAGTCTCGCCGGCGCTTTGGCGGCCTTTAACGACGTCGGAACAGAGGACGTATTAGAGGCCATTGAAAGCGCACTAATAGGCGAATATGAACCGTTAAGGCAATACGGTATATCCTTATCCGTTGCAAAAGTAGAAGCTGAGGCGTTGGCGCTTGGACTTGCTGATACGACGGCTGAAATAACCGATCAAGACAAACAAATAGCATTATTGTCACTGGCATATAAAAGCAGTTCGGACGCAGTAAACGGGCTTGATGAACAAACAGGATCATTGCTTTGGACATGGGACGATCTGATAGCGTCCGTAAAAGACCTAGCTGCAGATTTTGGTGAGGAGCTTTTACCGATTGCACAAGATGTAGTCGGCACGATTGGCGATTTAGTGAGCGGCTTTTCAAGTCTTGATCCTGAGACGAAGCAGATTATATTAAAAATAGCTTTGCTGGCGGCTACCATAGGCCCTGTTATTTCGGTTGGCACAAAACTTGGGAATGCGTTTAGCACTGTTCAGAACATTTTTTCAAAATTTAAACTGACAGATTTAATTAGTGGGTTTTTGGGATTAACCACGCAAACCACCGCACAGGCGGCGGCAAGTACAGTGCAAGCAACTACAGCAGCCGTAGCAACGGCAGCAACGGGGGCGCAATCCGCAGCGAACACGGTGCAGGGGACAACCGCAACCGGAGCAGCGGTAGCGACAACAGCACAGGCGACCGCTACAACCGCTGCCGGAGTGGCCGCAGGGGTAGCAACAGTACCGGTTACGGGGCTGGCGGCAGCAGTAACCGTATTGACCGGCCCCGTTGGGCTAGTTGTGGGAGCGCTTGCATTACTTGGCGTCGGACTTGCCGTAGTGGCGTCAAGCGCAAGCGACGCAGCGGATGCAGAGGAAGATTTAGCCGATACTACAACAGAGATTGATGTCAGTATGGCATCAGCAGAAGCCGCAGTTGCAGAATTGACAGCAGCGCAAAACGCAGAGGATGAAAGCACGACTGTATTAAAATTGGGCTTTATTGATCTGCTCCACACATACGAAGAACTACCAGAAGCGATGCAAGTTATTAAATCATCGTTAGAAGATTTGGATATAACTTTTGATGATTTTACAGTCGAAAATACCGAAGCGGTTACAGCTTTGGTTGATTCTGCAATCGGAAATTTTATTCGGCTTGGCGCGGAAGGCGAATCTGTTACGGAAGATAGTCTCGCGGCTATATCTGAATCGATTGCTGACTTTAAAAGTGATACGACCGATGAAATAGACACGCAAACGGAGGAATGGCTTGTAATTGCGACAGACCTTTTGGCAGACGTTAAGGGTTTGACTGCAGAGGAGCAGGCAAGTATTCTGGATTCAATTGTGCAAAACGGCGAAGACCAGAAAACAGCAATTACAGACGCAAGCGCGCAGATACAGGCAATATATCAAACTGCAGCGGACGAACATAGGGAATTAACAGCTACAGAATGGGCGCAGGTGCTCGAATTACAGCAGACTATGTCCACGCAAACTACGGATATTTATAAAACTTCGCAGGATGAAAACATAGCGATTCTGAATAGCATATACAATGAAACGACGCGAATCACATCCGCACAAGCAGAAGAAATAGTCGCAAGCGCGCAGGAAGCGTATGACGGCGTTATTGCATCCGCCGAATCAAATTATATTGATCAGGTTGGATATGCGGATAAGCTTAAAGATGAACTTGGAGTTATAACACAAGAACAATATGACGCCATATTAGATGCGGCATAGGAGGAAAAGGAAGACAACATATCCGTTGCGGCTGAAAAATTTACAGAAGTTCTAGAGCTCACGCAAACCGGATTAAAGGAACAGCTTGACGCAGAAACCGAATATAAGGATACGGTACTGGCCGATCAGGAAGAATTTAATTCGCAGTTTCTTGGTTCTTATGAAGAAAATTACGAAGATATTCAAACAAAGGCAAATGAACTTTGGTCGGATATGTCAACTCAAGAAAAATAAGAGTTGCAATCCCGTGCTGAACGACTATCTTCCAATGATGAAGAAACGGCTCAGTACGTAAATGATTATCTTTATAATCTTGCTGCTGATTCGCTTGGCGTATCCAATATCACGAAAGAACAATTTGACGCCATTCAAGCGGGGTTTGAGGAACAGCTTGCGCAGGTTTCGGAGGATACAAGCACGGCCTATGATAATATACAAAGCGCTATTGATACTGCGGCGGGCAATATCAAAACGTCGTCTGAAACATATACCAGCAATCTTACTGATCCATATAGAGCACTGCCGGATTCTATGAAATCTTTCATGGAGGCCGCGACAACCAGCGCAAGCGACACGATAGAAAGCACCGATTCACTAAATAAAGCATCCGATGCAGGAGAAGCATATTCAAGCGCGCTGACTGATTCAATGGAGTGGCTCCCTGATGATATGGCAGAAATTGGGGATGATGCAATTGACGGGTTTACGGAAAGTATTGAAGACGGAATAGATAGAGCGAGATATCTGGGTGAGCAACTGGGAGACGCGTTGTCGGGTGGTCTTTCTGATAGTTTGGATATAGAAAGCCCATCTGTGGTTATGTCCAATATCGGCGAAATGGCGAACGCAGGACTTATTGAAGGTCTTGAAGGAACGCAAAGCTATGTTTATGATGTCGCATCAGCTTCCGGTAAAGCTATGTCTGGCGGTATTGTAAACGGCTATGAATCGTCAAATTCATATGATTATTCCGCGACGAACCATAACGACGTAAAATTAAACGTTAATTACGCAAATCGCAAAATGACCGCCGCCGAAGAATGGCGCACGCAAAAACAGCTTTTAGAAAATGTCTATTCATTGATAGCATAGGGGGTTGCAATGCAAAAAATCACATTTGTAAACTCAAATGGGGATTCCATGACTTTTGGGAATGGTTTCCCCTATTATTTAAAAGAATTGCATGGTGTTTCGTCTGCTATAACTAATGTTCAGAATTCACAGGGCTACCAGCAGGACGGTGCTACTTATATTGATAACCAGCTAACTGAGCGCACAATAACTTTTGATGTAGGCTTGCGGCAACCAACGCAGGCAGAAGTATATACTCTGCGCA